AGATATCTAAAAGAAAACGGAAAAAAATCATCGTGGTTTGCTGAAAAAATTGGAGTCTCGGTTACTCGGCTTGGACAGATTGCAAATCACGGAGCGCACCCGTCACTAGCTACAGCAGTCAGGATTGAGCAGGTTACGGAAGGGCAAATTAGAGCAAATGATTTAATCAATAATGACAGAAATGCATTTGTAAAAAATCGGTCGAAAACACGTAAAGACACACCAGAGACATTCAAAAAAAACGCGGAATATATGATTAAACAAGCGTCAAGGCAAATATTAAAAACCGCAATCAACAACGGGTTTATTATAGTGCCTTCACACTGTGGAATATGTAGACTAGAGAAAAAATTAAGCGCTTACCACCCCGACTACACTAAACCAACATGCGTTCAATGGTTGTGTTGTAAATGCCATAAAAACATGCAGAACAGAACGCCGAGCAAGCAGGAAATGTGAAATTAAAGGAATATTTAAATATAGCAGGATATAGATTTAATTGGTTTGCAGACAGGATACCTTGCTCACTTAGCTATTTGTACTCGATTATGTCTGGAAATTCTATTCCGTCTCGTGTGGTAATGAGACGTATACAGAATATGACCAATGGAAAAGTTAATCCTGAAGACTTTAAAAAAAAGAAAACAACAACAGGGAGTGAAAATAAACCGGACAAACAAGGAAGCGGTGTGATTATTGTGTGCTCTCGCTGCATGAGTAGATTTGATGATGCAACGTGCAAACAGAGCGATATGATGCCGTTTCTTTGCCATCAGTGTGCTGTAAACCAAGAAGGGGGTTATTGATGGAAGACACAGATAAATAGATGCAGGACATGATAGAGGAGCCAGACGATTATGAAATAGAGGTAAAGCATGGGTATCCTTGATGAGATTAATGACAATGACATGGTCATGGGTATAATGGAGTATGATTTCAAAGTGGGAGACTGGGAAGATCACAAAAAACAGGTGAATTTGACCATAGAAAAAATAAAGGTCAAGCTTATAGAGAGTGAAGAGAGACTCGGTGCTAAATTCGAGGAAATAAAGTTTTTCCCCCATAGATGGATGAACCAACCCCCTGCTGTAAAATGGAGAGCAAGGGTTGTTTTTCCAGGAAAAAAGATGAAAAAAAGTGAGGAGACAGATAAGTGAAAGAACAGAATGAATCAGTGCGTTTATCTTGTGAAAATGGCGATATTAGTATTTGTTGCAGAGAATGCGGGGCTTCCTTGATGAACGTAGGTGTTGAACCCAATACACTGGTATCAGAATGCGCAAGGTGCAAGACAGAGGTTCGAATCGGCGGTAAGATCGTTTCGAAGGGTGATGACGTGATTGTAGAAATTATCGATAACATCACACATTTCATGTAGTGACCAAAACACTTCTTGAAGATAAGGTAAAGACTTGCTTTGGAAAAAACCATGAATTGCTTTAACATCTTCATGAAAAAAGATGGCCACCATTTTACAGGTGACCATCTACGATGTAAATAAGTAGGTTTACAAAAAGAGCCTCAATCAGATCTTATGAGATCTTATGAGATACACCTTCAGAAGGCCTACTCGCAAATATAACAAAGTCGAGTATTTTAACTAAAGGTGTGTCTCCAAAAAAATTACTTAATTTGGAGGTTGACCAATGTTCAAAGTACAAAAACAGTATCAAACTGTCCCTTTGACTGCAACCTCCAAATATCAAATGGAGAAAATATATGCCAGTCAACGTTCTAGATCTTTTAGATAGCGGTCAATATCAGACATATAATCGTAAAGTTGCTCGTGAGCTTGGAAGCGTCAATGCCGCCATAATTTTGTCGGATTTGGTAAATCGATATAATTATCATAATGATAATAATGAGTTGAGATCTGTGGGTGGTGGCGAGCCAGAATGGTTCTATTATACGGTAGATAAATGTGAAGAGCGCACCGTTTTGAGTAGAAAAGAGCAGGAGACTGCTATAAAAATTCTCGAGTCAAATGGATTGTTTGATAAAAAAAATGTAGGGGTTCCTCCCAAACGTCACTTCCGATTAAATATAGAAAAAATAGTTGAATTTACCACCGGAATCAAAGAACTCTTTAAAACGCCCGAAAGGGGCGCTTTGAAGCGCCCGAAAGGGGCGCTTCAAGACGACCGAAAGGGGCGCTATACTAAAGAACCCCATAAAGAACCTGAATATAAGAACAACAACAACGATCCTAATCCACCAGATCCAGAACCTGTTGTTGTTTTTTCTTGTCTAAAAGATCTAGGAATCGATGAGCCTCTGAAAGTGAAGCTGTGTAAGCAATTCACAGAAGAGCAGCTCGTATCGGCGGTTCGGGGTTATTGGCTGTCTAGGGTGCATATATCCAACGCCTACGGGTGGATAGTCGCTTGTATCAGCAGAGGGGGGTTCGTACAGGAACCCACTGAAGAGGATAGGGGTCTTGCCAACAGGAAGTGGTCTGAAAAAAATCTACAAGATCTGTACCTTACTCCTGAAGGGGCAGGGCCTAACTCATTTCGATGTACTCAGTACGGAAAACATATCGAAGTTCTCAGCGAGCCTTTTACGGAACAGGGGGACTTCATCGACTATGAAGTTGTAGATTTCAAGCAACAGCTACAAAAATCTTTTGAAAAAAGAGGAATCCATCTAAACATAGAATAATATGTATTAGCAGATAGGTTTTTCCACGTTTATTATCAGACGTATAAGCATGGAAGAATTGATCTTTTTTTGATAAAATTGGGAGAAGAATGGAAGTATATAAGCGCATAACTGCGATAAAAAAAAGGGTTCCTGGCAGGAAAAAGGGGGAAGCTTCGAATTTTACAAAGAAGAAACCTGACGAATGGGTGAAAATACAACAGTCGATGCCTCCTTCGTATAAGCTGGTTAAAATTCTATATGAAAACAATAGTGAATATCCTGCATGGTGGACGGGTAATAGGTGGGAGAGTGCAAGGTTTTTGCCCGATCTAGAGATAAAATCATGGAAATCGATGAACCCGATAGGTGTTGGTTAGGAATGGGCACAATATATTTTTTAACAGGGATTTTTTTAGTAGAATCATCCATGACTTGGTTAGGGAAGGTGTCGTATCATCATGCTGTAACTGATTTCCTGGTCATTGGGTCGGTTTACTCCATTATATGGCACCTTTGGTCGTCAATATGAATGTTATCGCACTGGCGGCCCTTGTATGTGGTTTAGAGGAAAATGATTGAACTTGTGATTCCAGGTGTTCCTGTATCGCAAAAGCGTCCAAAGGTAACACGAAAAGGAACCTATAACCCCTCGAAAAAGGAACAAGAATGCGCTAAGATAATTCTGACATCACAATGGTATGCAGAACTTATTCGATCTCCAATACATATTGAAGTTAAATTTCTTATGCCTATTCCTAAATCATTTTCAAAGAAACAACAACAAAAAGTCATAGGCGAACCTCACCACTCTAAGCCAGATATAGACAATCTTCTTGCTTTCTTGTTTAACGCCATGTCAGGTATTGTTTACCTAGACGATAGGCAGATATGGAATCTACAGGTCAGTAAGATTTATTCGATAGATCCTTGTACTAATATTTGTATAAAGTAGTTATATTTATTCTATTTCGTTGGGCTATTTGTTTTTGTACTTCTTCATCATTCATCAAACATCTCCATTTGCTTTGCCTTCATAGGGTACACCTCATCTATAGCTCTTCGCACAAGCTCGCTGATACCGATATGCTGTTTTTCCTTAGCTGTCAGACGAAAGCTCATTTGTTTCAAAAACTCATGTTGCTTCACGTCTACAGATAGGGTTAGGTTTGTTTTGGTTATCGGTCTTTTCTTTTTAGCCATAATTTCTCTAATGTAAGCGCGCCTTGGAGCATCAGCATAATGCCCCAAGGCCCTATTATTTTAAAGATGCAATAAGTTTTTTAACATCTCCATGATTTCTTTGTGTGTCTCGTGATGCTTATCCTCTACCGTCCTCAGAACGAAATCAAGGATACAGGCCATCATATCTGTTAATTCGGAATAATTATCAATTTCTTTACTATCGGATGTGTACTTGGAATATAATTTTTTCGTTATTTCGTGCATTTTTCTATCGCCTCATCTATAATTTTCACCAAGTTAGTGCAATATGCACCTTCATAGTCGTACTTTAAAATCTTACTTTTGTCGTATATGCGGATATCGTAGTGGTCGTATCTTGGTTGGTAATCGATCTCTACGTGTCCTCGTATCTTTGCCCCATCAACAGAGAAGCTGACGCCTCTCTCAAGAGGCTCGATATGGTTTACCCCCCAGCAGCTCATTGCTAGTGATCCGCTCTTATTATCTACAGTTGTGCCATATTGTAAGTTATATAGTATTGTTCTAGCTGTACTAAAACTCATATCGTCTACCTCTATGCGGGTTATTAAATTCATTGTTTGTAATTCTCTCCTGTTAATGTGCTGTAAGCTGTTTTTAACTGATCTAGTTTGGTTTCATTTTTTTTGATATTTTCCTTATGTGTAGCAACCTTTTCTATAAGGCTTTGCAAATCGCCAATTTCGCTTTGTAGGGAGTTGTTAATGCTGTTGATCTCGTATCCGATTACACGTGATGCCGCTGTTTCAGTTATCATTTTTTTTCTCCTGTAGGTTTTTCAAAATCTGAGGGGCTAAATCTCCTAGTTCTTGTAGGTTTTTGAGTTTATAGTTCCCACTACGCCCCCAATTCACTTGTAGTGATAGACGTTTAAGCTCTCCATAGGTATTCCAATACCCGTCAAGTTGCATTGTAATATAGTGACCGAAATACATTTCCATGCCAAAGTTGCCGCCTGGCTTGCTTTGGTTCTTGTAAAGCAACGAAGCCGTATCAGCACCCAGCCACTTCTTAAAAAGTGTACCCTTCACGTTTGATATGTTATTTTCTACTTGGTTTTTCATTTGCTGTCTCCTTTGATGCTTTTTGTAATGCGGCGTGAAGTTTTGAGGCTTTAGAGGTACATTTTAGTATAACCTCATGTGCGATACGATTATTTTGCTGACATTTATTCATAACACCAAACAAAAGCGCTGTGAGGGCTCCAGAGTAAGAATCTACAAGGTTGAGGCCGTCTTCCTCAAACTTTATCATTAGGTCTGTTGCTTCAAAGATGCCTTTTTTATAGTCGTTCATTTGCTGTCTCCTTTATTTTTTCATTAAGTGGATATGTTGATATCATTTTTCCGTCTCCTTTGCCAACAGCAGGTTTGCTTTTTGCATGGCCCATTATGCCTGTGGGCTATTAAATAATGCAAGGGAAAAGAAAAAGCTTGTCAAAAATAGGTATTAGTGGCATGTGTAAAGTATCATTAATAATACGGAAGAGTTTTCAATGGCTAAGGTAAAGATAAAAAAGATTGTCTGGAAAGATCATAAAAGTGAAATAATCAAGATGTACTGTGATCAGAATCTTGGTACATCGGAAATAGCTCGTAAGTTCACAAAGAAATATAAAAGAGAAGTTCTTCCATCCACAATAGCGAGTGTTATAAAGAGATTCAGACAAAGATTAACGGTTTCCGAAAGAGAAGTATTAGAGAAGAAAAAACCTGAGTGGTTTGAAGCAAAGCAAGGCGCAAAACCCATAAAAGTGGACTACGAAGAAGAGGCCCGGCTTTTGCTAGAATGGGCTGATAAAGAGGATTCAGACCATCTTGCCAAATTTACTTTATGTAGGGGAACTTATGCCGCAAAACTTTGGGAATGGCGTGATTCATCAGACCGGTTTGCCGAAGCACTTAAAATTGCGAAGGACAAAATTAACATCAGAATACGAGACAAATTCTGCGATCCAAATAAAAATTACCACCCCATGTTGGCCATGCGAGACATCACAGCTCATGACGTTTTATTGAAAGGTGAAGAGCGAAATGACAAGAAATTTGAGGCCGATTTAAAATTAAAACAAGCAGAGGCTGAAGTTATGACTGCCGCCAAACTTGCACAGCTTGCTGCATCTGGTGAGTTATCTCAGAAATGAAAGATATAATCCCCGAACTACAGCAGCTAATAGATCATATGAAGCATGACCTACAGGAAAACCCCAAAGTTGAGTTGCAAGTAAGAATCCCTAAGTGGACACGTAGGTTAAAGGATATAATTGAAGAGTCTACTCGAAAATGCTCTACCTGTGGCGCTCCAACAGACACAGGCGGTTGCTACCTTGATCCAAGATAAAATATGGCGATTAAACAATCTTTACAGAATAGTTGATCGTTTTGGTTCTTCAATTCCTTTCTGTCTCAACTATGTACAACAAACAGTCTCAGAGTCTCATCATAAGCGAAAACTGATACTCAAAGCTCGTCAATTAGGAATGTCAACATATGCTGTACTAGATCTATTGGACGATGTTTTGTTCAATGAGAACCTAGCTGGCGGTATCGTATCCTATAACTTACAGCACGCACAACACATATATAAACGGATTATAGGACACGCTCTTGACACTCTACCTAAAAAGCTAAAACCATTAATAGGAATCGTATCGCAGTCAGCCACAGAGATAACGTTTACGAATGGTTCGTTTCTAAGAGTAGACACATCTCTACGTGGGGGTGCCTACCAATCTGTTCTAGTCTCTGAGTTTGGAAAAACATGTGCTCGATCCCCTGCAAAAGCTGAAGAAGTGATAACAGGCACGCTTAACACCATATCTAAAGAAGGTAAAATTGTCATAGAGAGCACAGGTGAGGGTAACGAAGGATATTTCGCCGAAATGTGCCACCATGCTGTAGCTCGTGGAGATGCCCCCCTAACACCTCTTGACTACGAATTGGTATTCTTTCCTTGGTTTGTAGAGCCTACCTATACTATGACAGAAAAAGTTACTTACGATGTCGAGTTAAGCGATTATTTCGACAAATTGGAAATAGAGTGCAACACTGCAATATCACAGGGACAGCGTTACTGGTATGCTGCACAATGTCAAACTCTAGGCGACAAGATACGTCAAGAGTTCCCCTCTACTGTATCAGAGGCGTTTATAAGTAGTTCAGATGCATATTACTACGCACAGTATATAGAGGAGGCTTATAACTCTGATAGATGCATGCACAGTAGTTTGTATGACGCTTTACTACCTGTTTATATAGCCATGGACATCGGAGTCAATGACCTAACTGTGATGATATTCTTTCAGCTAGCACACGGTGAGATACGAGTTATAGATTACTACGAGGACAAAAACAAGGGTGTTGATTTCTATGCCAGGTTTCTTCTTCAAGATAAGAAATATTTTTATAACACTATATATCTACCACATGACGCCAAACAGAGAAGTAAAGTAATCGTTGAAAATGTATACGAAAGAGATTTTAGACGTCTATTCTCTGGTGTTGATACTAAATTTCAAGTGTTGGAAAGATCAGATTTGAATCTTGGTATATCTCATGCTAAGATTAAATTTGAAAGGTGCGTGTTTGCTATTAACAAGGTCAAGCCGCTGCTAGATCACCTAATGAAATATCGTAAAAAGTGGCATGAGTCAACAGGGCGATATTTGGATGAACCCTTGCACGATATTCACTGTCTGGTGGCTGGAACACAGATCAAAACAATAGATGGCGACAAGCCGATAGAATCTGTTATTGTAGGCGATAAAGTGCTAACACCAAACGGTTTCAAGAAAGTCACAGAGACGTTTAAATACACCACAAAAGAGGTTGTTGAGCTTGTAGCTGGAGGAGAAAAGATTGTTTGCACTCCATATCATAAGGTATTCACCAGTAAAGGGCTTGTTTCCGCTGATGCAATTGGTTATGATCACCATGTTTTAACAGAAAAGGATGGTGAATTATGCAAGGCGATTGGATCCCATGGAAGGGAGATAAATTTAGGATTCAAGGACTATTTTTTGTCAATGAAGCCGGAACAGCTGTCTATTTTAATGGATACCGATACAAGAAAAATGAACATGGATATTGGTTGGGGGGTGGAGCTTGGGAAACAGGTAGTTCGGCCCTTCATAGAGCGGTGTGGATCTATCATAACGGACATGTTCCACATGGTATGCACGTCCATCACAAGGATGAAGATAAATCAAATAATAACATTTCCAACCTTGAGCTTATGCATCCAGGCGAGCATGCGTCCCTTCACTTTACGGATGAAAGAAGAGCCATGTTACGGGATGTCCATTCTGAAGCAATCAGAAAAGCGGCAGAATGGCACTCGTCAAAAGCCGGAAGGAAGTGGCATGTTGAGCACGGAAAGAAGACATTCGAATCCAAGCCATTTATCAATAAGAAATGCAAGATCTGTTGTAAAGCATACCAATCAAAATGGGCCAGATCGACTTATTGCTCGAATGCGTGCAGGTCAACAGGTCGAAGACAATCAGGTGTTGATGACGAAAATCGTAAGTGTGTGGAGTGTCGATCAGAATTCGAATGCAACAAATACTCCAAAAGAAAAACCTGTAGTCCACGTTGTGGGACAGTGCTTGGACACAGAAGTAGAAGTATATGATTTCTCCGTTATAGATGATAATTGCTACTACGCTAACGGGATTCTTGTCTCCAACTCAAACCACGCAGATGCTTTTCGGTATATGTGCCACGCTATCACTAAGATCGAAACGGTATCTAATATGGGTGGATCTTTAAAGCGTCATCAAGATGCTGTATCAAGAAGACGATTTCAGATCTAAAAAACCATTTTTCCCATCAAGGAAAACAGGTCATGTTGTCCCACAACTTGTGGGACTTTTCATAAACTAAAGAAATAAATCATTTACATAAAATTTACACACTGATACAACAAAATTCACTTTACATAGTGTATTTATGTTGAATGATTTCGAGGTAAAACAGGAATTTCTTGAAAACTACAGGTATGCTCATGATTTTTGGGCTCCCTATATTGAAGATGCCAAGGTTTATTCTCTTGCGCAATCAGGCTTTACTTGGAGTAATTCCGAGCGTAAACAGCTTGTAAAAGATGGACGTGAGCCACTTGAATTCAACATTATGCGAAGGCCGATACAATTCTATAGCGGCTATCTAAGAGACAACATCAATTCTATAGTAATCTCTCCAGTAGAGGGCAGCGACCAAGAAACAGCCGATCAGCTAGATGAGATAAGTAAGCTCGTTTGGAATAAAGGTTTTCCTGTGTTCCTGGATGCGTGTGACGAGATGTTTAAGTCTGGAATTAGCCTATGCGGATTGCGCATGGATTACTCAAAAGATTTTATAAACGGTGATATTGCCTTCTACAAAAGAACCTTCAATTCTTTCTATCTAGACCCCACATTCGAAAGCTTAGACCTGAAAGATTGCGGTTTCGTGATCATGCGTGATCTTCTAGACAAGAGCCAAGCTAAAGCCTTGTTACCTTTTATCGATCAAGCAGAAATTGACGATATTCAAACTGGTTTCCGTGATGACAAATTCTTGTCTTACCATCCTCAGTTTGTCAGTTTCTCTCGTAACCGCAATCTAATGGCTTATGATCAATATTATAGGCGAAAAACCCGCTCACGCAAGATGCTGATTGATAGAAGGTCGGGATTTTTCCGTGATATCACCGAATTAGAAGATGAAGAGATAGACAAGCTAGAAAAGGGTATTCATCGTTTTGAACGATTAAAGAAAGATTCTGATGAATTAGGTCTTGATAAGTTCGAAATACCCGATGTAGAAATAAAGAGTGTAGAACGACCATATATTGAATTAAATATCATGCTGAATAGCCAGCAGGTATATGTAGGAGAGGATAAGACAGGCATAACAGAAATGTACCCCTTCGCTCCTATTGTTTGCTATATGGAGCCGTCTTTGTGGATGCCTAGCCAACGTATACAAGGCATTGCATCTACTCAGTGGAGTATTCAGAGGCAGTTTAACAAACGCCATATGAAGATCATTGATATGATGGATTCAACAATCGCGACAGGGTTTAAATACTTACTTGGTACTGTTCCCGATCCTACGGATATGCAGCAGTCAGGCCAGAACAAACTCATTGGTGTTGATCCAGAAAATAACCCAGCAGGGTTGGCTGCTGTTGAAGAGCTTCATGGGGGTGCTGCTAATCCTTCTCTAGTGGAATACCAAAAAGTTTTAGACGATCTTTCTCTCACTCTAGCGAACATTAACGAATCTGTTTTAGGGATTGATGAAAAGGGAAACACTCAAGTTAGCGGTCGACTTGCTCAAGTAAGAATAGCGCAAGGGCTTAGAAGTAATAGAAAAGTTTTTGATAATATAGAAGTGTCTCAACAGATCATTGGCTCACTGGTTCTGTTGGCCATTCAAAAGAACTATCCCCCTGAAAAGATCGAGCGAATGATCAACCAAACGCCTACAGAGCAATTCTATGAAAGTGAATTTGAGCAATATGATGCCATAATTAAAGAGGGTGTTAGGTCTAAGTCTCAAAAAGATGCTTACTACTACGAGCTTGTTAATCTTTCACGAGAGGGAATCGTAGATGTACCTCAAGCCGAGATTGTACGTGCTTTACAAATGTCAGGACTTAGCGACCTAGAAAAGGCTATTGAAGAACAGGACAAACAGAAAGCGGAGCAACAACAAAAGATTGATCAGCAAGAGCAAATGGTGCTCAAGTTAGAAGCTTCCAAGATAGAAGCTAACACAGGGCTTGCACAAGAGCGTAGAGCTAGAGTTATCTCTGATATTGCTCTTGGAGAAGAACGCGCTTCTGAAGCTGAAGAGAATAGAGCACAAGCAGCTCTTGCAAGAGCCAAGACAATTACAGAAATTGCTTCTATGCAAGATGAAAGAATTCTTAAGGTACTAGAATTCGTCAATCTGTTAGAACAGCAAGAAGCAGCAGACAGAGAGCAAGTTAATGCTGAAATATTTAATAAAGCCGATGCTATCAATTCAGAGACTCAAGGGAGCGCTGAAAATAAACAACTACAACAAGCTAGCGAAGATCTAGCGCCACAAATAGGAGGTGAATAATGCCTAAAGGTGGAAAAGGAATGGATTCTCCAATAGGGGTTTATTCTTACAAAAATAACCCTTTGAAGAATGCCAAGATGACGATGCCTAGAACTGGTCCAGCGTTAGGGAGTCCTGCAAACTCAGATCAAGTAAAGGTCGGACAGCTACGTTCTAAGGCGTTTGCTGAAAGGGATTCTCTTAGGGGAACTAATAGTATCTAATGAAGATGTTTGATTGTCCCGTTACGGGTGCAAAGGTTTCCGGTGATTTTCTCGACGAGAAACAGTCGTTAAAAAAATCTATTGAATTACTGGTAAACAAGGCGATAGGTGATTTATCGCACGTTAGAGAAGACTATTTTCTCACAATCCACTCTAAATTTGATAACCAAGGACTGTTCTGCATGGACAATCCTACAGCATCAACAAAAATACCCTCTTTTACTAGTAACCAAATGGTTTTCTGGATATCGAATACCAGAGGCATTTCAGAGCTTTTATGGATGGTAGCGCCCTGTCAAAAGGGACAGAAGTTGAAAGTAGAATTTAACAAAACAGGTGTCGCCTACCTGCAAGCAAAGGGTGCAATGTCCTCTTAAGTGACTAAACTTAAGTTTTTAAATACGGAGTATATATGAATCAGGAAGTCGTAGAGCCTGAGCAAGACCTAAACAATGATTCACAAGTAGAGGAATCTCAAGATTCAGGCGCAGAGGAGAAAATGGTTCCCTTGCGTGTGATGACGAAAGAGAGGAAAAGGCGGCAAGAAGCTGAGCAAGAAGTAAAGCTCTATCGGGAACAGCAGCAAAAGGCTTCTGAGACTGATGACAGACGCTATGAATCAGCTACTAAAGAAGATTTGGATAGGTCAAATGCACAAACAAAAAGAGAGATAAGAGAAGAAGATTGGGCAGAGAAATACCCTGAGCGTTCTCAGATGATTAATGCCGAATTAAAAGAATTTTTAGAAACTAGACCTAATTATGCTGATGCTATTGCCAACTCTAAAAATAGATACAAGGAAGCGTGGTTACTGATGAACGCGCTTTCGCCAAAGGAACAGAAAAAAGTTAGTGAAAAGACGAAGTCGCAAGCCCCTGGATCTCCAGCAGGTATACCGAAGTCGACAGCACTAAGCGAAACTGTTGATCTAATGGCAATGAATGATGAAGAATTCAATGCTTGGAGAAAGCAAAAACGTGGGCGTAGGTAGGTTGCAACCATAAGGTAAAACCATGGTTGATGCTGTAACAACAACATCTGGTTATGGGTCAATGTCTAATAGTTGGGCGCATCGCTCTTTGCTACAGAGACCCAAACCGCACAACGTCCACAATCTTTTTGGAGCTTCATTTGCTTTACCTCAAAAAGATACTCAAACGATGGTATTTCGTCGTCAAGAAAACTTGAATTCTGATCCTGCTGTTTTGCCTGAAGATGCAGATCCAGCACCGGAGCAAATTCTTAAATTTGATATTGCTGTAACACCTCAAGAGTTCGGTAAAGTTGTTCTACTCTCACGTAAGGTACTACTTGTTGTAGAGGATGACACCGCTAACGGAACCGCTGATAACCTTTCTCAGTGCATGCATACCATGCTTGACAAGGTTACCAGGGACGTTTGGGATTCGTCTGTAGCTCAAATTTCTTGTTTAAACGGCAGCAACGGGAACGCCATAACTGAGTTATCTCAGATAGACGTGAACCGTGCGATTGCCTACTTAGATGAGAATAACACTGAGAAAATGACACCTACAGTAGATGGCTCTAGTCGATTTGGTACAGGTCCAGTAGAAGCCAGTTTTTGGGCAGCTGCTCATGTAAAATTGAAGCCGGATATTAGAGCTTTAGATGCTTTTGTTCCTACTTCACAATACGGTGCGCAAGAGAGCGTTTTGCAGTCTGAGTTTGGATCAACAGATGAGGCTAGGTGGGTAACCTCTACTCTAGTTAATCAGACAACAGCTGATCCTGCTGTGTTTAGCAATACCTTTGTTGGAGCCAATGCTTACGGGTATGTGTCTATCGATGAAGTTGCGACAGAAATGATCTTGAAGCCTCTAGGGTGGAATG